TTTCACCTCTACTCCATGAACCAGCAAGATTGTTAGTCCACCTGTAACAGTACTCTAAAGTCTCAATCACAGTTGGAAATTCTGGTACATCCACAAACGCAACTGTCTGTGGAGCATCTTCAAACGCAGTATGTATTACAGCAACCTTATTCATTACGCTGCCTCCAACATTGAAAATGGAACATTGTAACCAGACACAGCACCAGAGATAGGGTTCGTCACCATATCAACAATCGCTCTTGTCTTGTTAATTTTTCTGATAGTGCCTGGAGTCTTTTTTGTTTTCTGAACAACATAAACTCTTTGGCCAACTTCTAAACCAGTTTTATTTTTCATCACTTTGAGGTCAGAACAAAACTTCTGTAGTTCTGTCAATTCACCAACTGTCATACCCATTAGGGTTTTTTGCATTTCATTACTAATCATAATATTTCCTCTTTCTCATTATCAACATAGCTATTGTATCAAGCATTAAGCAAGATGTCAAGGCTTATTTTATAAAATATCTGCATCCCACACAAGTTGTGCATATTTGTCTTGCAGACGGTAAGCTTCCTTTTCCCAAGGAAGGTCATAGTAACTAGTACCCTCTACGATAGAACACTTCTTCCACTGTTTACCAGCGGCGTCCATTTCCTTCCTAGCGTACTGTTTAATGTGTATCATCTCGTGAACCACAGTAGTTACTAATTCTTTTAAAGTTAATCCTTTTTGGACTTCTATAATAAATTCTCTGTTAGTCTCTTGCATATCGCAATAACCAATTGCAGAGCCTGGAATGTTTTTAATTTCAACTTCGATATCTAAGGTTCTCATTCTAGGCATTAAATAACCTATCATAAAAGATACACACTGTTCTGCAACGTGTCTCTCATGTTTAATTCCACCCTTAACTGATACCATATTTGTCATAAAAATCCTTCTTTCTCATTAACTATACCTATATTATACATGTTATTAAAACAAATGTCAAGGCATTTCTTCATTATTTTAGGCTAAAAAAAACCCTTGAAAATCAAGGGTTTAGGGTAATGGATGAGGATTCTGAGAGAGAAAGTCGAGAGAGAGGTGAATCCCCATCCATTGTTCTTATATAATACCATAGAGGTATCTTATTGTCAACACATTTTCAAAGCTTCTGCTGTAGTTTCTGTAACTCTACGAGTCCATCCCTTACCAAAAGTTTCGAATGTCTTGAGTTTTTCATAGTACGATTGACGTGCTTCTTGAAAATTCTTGATAGATGTTTCAAGACCATGTTCGTCAATATACTCACCAAGTTTCCTTAGTGTATTGGGCCCAATGCCACCATCGGCAACAGTCCCAATCATTGTTTGCAAATACTTTGCAGAACGTCCTGTACCAGCGTTTACTCCAAAATCGAATACGCAGAGGTCAAGCCCATTTGGGATATCATCGCATTTAAGACGACCCCAATAATTCTTTTCATAGATTGGTGCAACATCAGAGACTTCTAAATCTCTCATCTCTTTCGTTCCACCCCATTCTTCATAAACTCGTTTCGTAACGCCAAGATTAGTCTCACCGCCTGGGTCTTTTGGATGGTTAACATAACCACCTTCGTGGTGGAGAATCATCTCCAAACAATGTTGGTAATTATTTTGCATTTTATGTTTCGCTCCTTGCAAATTGGTCGTTCCAATTGAACGCTTCTTTAACGACTGCGGCAGATAATCCTTTAAACGATTGGTGTAAAGTTTTGTCCTTTGCAGAAATGATGACATCAGCCTCATCTGTATGTAGTCCTTCTAAGAGTTGGATGAATAAGTTTTCACGTTTATATCCAACAAGTTTCTCATCACCACCTTTAATAAAACGATAGAGTTTCTTATACTCTCTTCGTAGTACAGTATGTTCTGTACCTTCAGCCGCCTCGTTCGCTTTAAAGGGAACTTCTCCCTTTGGAATCACCCATTCGATATTAGGATCAAATGAGGATTTAATGATTGCTCTTAAGGCATCGCAATCATATTTCTGCAAGATTTCAACCTTCTTGGTTTTAGTCTTTGCGTTATTTACTTTCTTCAATACCTCAGAAAGTAGAGGTGTATAGGTATCTTGAACCATATTAAAAGTCTCCAATGTCATTCATAAGATTTTTCAATCTTTTGTTAATAAAGTAATTTAGAAGTTTAGTCCTGTCACCGTGTTCAGCATTCTGGTAATCTTCCAAAATAGTCGCCTTCAAGTCACTAGGAATACATTCCAAATCAATTAGTGTTTTATTCCGTTGATAGTTACGCATCATCTCTTCAGTACAATAGTCTGAAGGATTCAAATCAATCCATGTCTCTATTTTCTTTTTAGATAGTGGTTTCTGTCTTATCTCATCAACGAAAGTGTTATCTGGGGATAAGAAGTTTGGTACACCATCACTCCTATCACCTTTAAGCACATGTTCTCTAATATATATGTCTGGGTCAATTCCCTGTACAAACTTTTTCAATGTTGGTGAATATTGTTTAACATTGTTATATTTGTGCAACTGTATGAAATCCTTGTCCCCCGACAATATAAGGATATGCTCAAACTCACTGGGAGTTTCAGCAACGTGCTGTACTATTGATGCAATGACATCATCTGCCTCTGCACCTTCTGTTTCAATAACTTTATATGGAAAGATTTCTTTAATGTCATCTCTGAGATTATTCAGAGTTGTAAAGATTGTATCCCAATCAAGTCCAGAGTTTGCCCTGTCCTTCTTACGATTAGATTTGTAGTTGGGGAAGTAATCTCTTCTCCAATACTTTTTACTATCATAACAAAGTACAAGTTCACCGAATGCCTCATGGAATCGACTACGATAACCTCGTAGTGAATTCAAAACCATGTGACGAACCATGTCCTCATCTAAGTCATTGTCTCGTTTAGAACCTAGTTGCATCATCAGATTGCTGATGGTGACTTGGTTCATGTCAACTAATATCATAATTTTCTCACTTCAAATTGTATATATTATATAGTACACTAAAAAGACCCTAAAGTCAATAGATTTATGGAGCGGGCAAAGAGAATCGAACTCTTGTCATCAGATTGGAAATCTGAGGTAATACCATTATACGATGCCCGCACTATTCTTCTTCCTCACCATCTTGAACAAGAACATCTCTCAGTTCACGGCAATCCAAATAAGTACTAATCTTATTATTCTCGTTTGTTGTCATAACAAACGCATCAACAACGTCTTGCATTGGATGGGGGATATTACAACTTCTGTAGATTGTAGACTTTACCTGTTCTATCATCATTGAGATATCAGCAATAAACTCTTCATCATCAGTATCAATACCATTCTCGCCCATGTTGTGTATCATGTTCACAACCAAACCTTCTGTAAGGTGGTCTGCAAAAACCATATCCTGTTGCATCTGTAATGCGTAATCATCTATTTTGATGTTTGGATTTGGTGTTGCTTTAAGGGGGAATTGTATAACATTTTTCTTATCGATTGTTGACATCGAAACCTTCCACTTCCATTTCTTTTGTCCATTCACATTGTATGTCTGGATACCATGTTCCAATACTTCTTTTTGGTCTGCCATCTGGGTGATATGCCATTACTAAACAAACACTCTTACATCTGTTCTGTGCGTATTCGCCCCAGAACATATCAATATATTCACCAGTTCTTAGATACGTTTCTAAATTACGAATGTATCCACTGTGTTCATAATATTTTGCTTCTGCACCTTTAATCTTTGCTCGCATATTTGCACGTTCAGCTGACATCAGAGATTTCTGTGTCTTTATCCATTCCTTAACTTTGAGGTGACTCCATGCATCATCGTCACCTTTTGCCAAAACTGAGGGATGGATACTTTTATATTGTGGTGGGTTTTCTTTTAGACGTTTTTCTCGTGCCAATGCAAGACGTTCACCAGCTGCCTTCTTCTGTTCTTCAGTCATAGGTTTCCTACGCTTACGAGTTTTAGGTAGTGTCTTATCGTTTTCCATTTTCACATTACGTTTCATTATATAACCTTCTTAGTAACCACGTTCCATTTTCAATTTCTCTTGGTTTCTTTTAAACCTACGAGTTGCTTGTTCTTTTGCTTTTCTACGCTTAGTCCCTTTGGACTCATAGAAAGTACGGTCTCTCATTTCTTGAAAGAACCCATCACGCAAGAGTTTCTTTTTCAGAATTCTCATTGCCTTGTTCACATCATTGTCACGAACCATCACAGTCATACCAGACGGACGTTCTTCTTGTTTAAATGGTCTTTTTTTAAATTTGTTAAATTGTTTCATTCATTCCTCATTGTTGGCCTGCCCTGCAAGATTCGAACTTGCGACCTACTGCTTAGAAGGCAGTTGCTCTATCCAGCTGAGCTAAGGGCAGTATCCTTGGTTTATCTACTTATTGAATTGTACTCGGTATTGTCTACCATTACTCCAAAAAGTAACTATACTATGAGAATACACAGTATCAGTTGTTTCTTGGTATCTGGTTTCAAACCCACATACTCTTCGTGTAGATGCTGTTGCATTTGAATTATCGTGTCCGATAATACCACCAAGTACTGCCCCTGCGGCCGCACCGTTGTCTTTTTTGGTAATCACTTTACCTAAAATACCACCGAACAATGCACCTTTAAGTGTATCACCAGTTTTATCTCCACCAGACGTAACATTCGAACATACC